TCGCCGACGCGAGGCCCTCCGACAGGCCCACGATGATCGGCGGAACTCCACCGGCGGCGCAGAGCCTGGTGTTATGGGTCAGCACCCAGCCCTCGCCAGCCACGAACAGGTGGTCGGGCGTGTCCACAGCGATACAGCGGACCGGCACCGACTCGACTGGCTCGATCGAAACGATCGCGCGGTTCCTGACGTGGAGAGGCGTGACGCAGCGCGCCGCCTTTCGCGGTAGGAGGAACGGCACCATCGCTGGGTCAGCCCTGAAGGTGACACGCCAGGTGCTGCCGGTCCGCGAACGTTCGTCGTACTTCCGCGACATCGTTGCCCGATGACCCAGCGACCGGACCAGGTCAGCTACCTGTCGGGCAAGGTGCTCAAGCTTGCTGGAGTACTCACAGGTCTCCTTGCCCGCGTGACCGACCGAGCCATCGGTATCCATCAGGCCGCGAAGCAAGTCGAGTCGCTGCTCAAGGGAAGCCCGCAGGTACTCGTCGGGGATGTACTTGCCCCCCAGTACACCGAGTGCCCTTAGTGCCACCTCCACACCGCCCGGTAGGCCGATGACCGGTACCTTGCCTGGCTTGGTTGACCAATTGGTCACCGTGTATCCGCGCGACTCAATCTCTGCTGCGATGACAGCGAGGTCGTTCTCCGCGCCACAGATCGCAGCGCCAGCGGTCTGGCCGTCACCAAGCCAGACGCCCAGCACGTACGGATCCACGAGAAGATCACGGACTGGAAGTTTGAGAGCACCAGCGGGTGCAATACCGATCCGGTTCGCCGTGTGGCCACGCTGACGCCACTCGTCGATGAGGCCGACGAGCTGCTCCGTCGTGTATGCCAACTCGCCCCGGTCATTCGTGTTGCGGTCCATTGCTGACCACAGATGCCCGCCGTCGGCAACGATGCTGGTTCGGTCATTGAAGGTGACCCGGTAGCACCGACGACCCACGTGAACGGGTGAGGTCCCCACGACGCGGACCGGCAGGCCGTCGCGTCCGATCACCTCGTCGCCAACAACGATCTGCCCCATCGTCGTCCAGCCCGACGGGGTCGGAATCGGGGTATCCAACGCGAGCGGCTCGCCGGCACCCTGGGTCACCTTGAACTCGAGCTGCTGCATGTTTGCCGTGGTGACGTTGGTGTCCACTGGGGACGCCAGAAACAGCGACTTGTAGGCGTTGCGGGTCCCGGAGTGCAGGTTGGAGAAGTTCTCCTTCCACTCCTTGAACTGGGCGTTGGTCAGGTTCTCCTTCGCCGAGATGATGACGCCCAGCTGGGCGCCGTTCTCGAAGAAGGCGAGCTTGTGGTCGGTGGCCGCCTTGTCCGCCATGACCTCGCGGACCACCGGCGTCAGCCACGACATGCCTCGGTACTGCGCGTCCGGGTCAGGGATCGGGCTGAAGTGCGCGATCTCGTCGGGCAGGTACACCTCGTCGGTCGGTGAGGGGTCGCCGGCGTTGCTGTAGGTGCGGCCCGGGTGGTACCAGTAGCCCGCCACGTCCGACTCGACCGCCTCGGCCGGGGGCGCGGTCAGCACGATCGTCAACCAGTCCGGGCGAAGCCGTCGCAGCCGGCTCGGCTCGCGCACGGCGTAGAAGTTCCCGCCGAGGCTGACATCCTGCTCCATGCGCGAGAGCAGCTCGCCAGTCGATGCGTTGGGCCACGGACGTTCCAGGACCTGCAGACCCTCACGCCCGGCCGGGCGGCCGTCCTCGCCGTTGTCGGCGACGTCGAACCAGCAGAACCGCGCCTCGGAGAACAGCAGCATCCGCGCCAGGATGATCGCGAACACGACGCCGTTGGACTTGTAGATCGAGTTGATGTAGCCACTGAACGAGGTCTCGATGTCCTCGGTCTTCGACCAGCCCAACCCGTTGCCGCCAAGGACGTACCGGTTCCCGGCGAAGGCCAGGGCGATGTCGTTGGCGTACTGGTCCAGCGAGTAGCGCGTGATCTCGTCAGGTTCGCGGCGCAGCAGCCGGCTCAGCAGGTTCACGCCGCTCCCTTTCTGGCGCCAGCAGCGCGAACGCGACCAGGAGCACCGACGAACCCACCAGCGCCCACGGGCCCAAAGCCCACGTGAGCCCCACCATCACGCCCGCGAACCCGACGAGCAGTACGCCCAGCGCCTCGCCCCGCGACATCACAGCGCGAACATCCCGACGTTGAACTGGCGGTCCGAAGCTCGGAAACCCCACAGGGCATTGGAGACGCCAATCAGCGGCGAGAGGTCGACCTCGGCTGCCATCTGGTCCCAGGCCCAGGCGGTGGACAGTTTGCGTTTCAACGCGCCGGCCACCGCCTCGGTCAGTTCTGGCTGGTTGCGATGGCGGATCACGCGGTCCACCCGTGTCCACTCGCCGGTCTGCGGGTCCTGCTCGGTGCGGCCGACGATGCCGTCATAGAACGCGCCCGCCGCGGCGGTCACGTCGCGGGTCTGGATCGGCAACAGGTCGATGCCGGCCTGCTCCGCCTCCATCGCCAGCGATCCCGCCGGCGAACCCTTGTCGATCACGACCGCGCAGGGGTTCCACTTCTCCCAAAGCTCCGACAGCCGCGGCACCACCCAGCCGGTACCTTCGCGCCGGTCCACCACCGTCACGTGGAAGAGGCCGTCAGAACGCCGCCCAGCGGCGGTGATCGTCGCCCAGGCCCGGTCCACCGACACTGTCACCGCGAACGCCACCGGGTCCTCGGCCGCCGACGCCGGGTCCTCGGCGGCGAGCCACTCCGCTTCGGGAATGACCTGGTAGCGCAGTTCACCGATGCCGGTCGGGATGTTGCCGTAAGCGCGCTTGAACTCGGCCGGTTCCATTGAGGCCCGCTCAGCGCGGAGGGCCTCGAGGGTGATCGTGTGCCGCCAGCCCTCGCTGGGCGGGGCGCAGCGGCAGGGCGGGTCAGGACACAGGGCCGGCGAGAAGCCGAAGTAACTGTCCTCGTCGTCCGGATCCCAGCCGTCCGGCGCCGACCACTCGAAGTACGCGACACCGAAACCGGTGTCGTCCACAACGGCTTGGCGCCCGGTCTCGACCTTGCGATTGAGGATGGTCGAGGTCTCCGTGCCCGCGGTGGAGCACACGAGCAGTTGCGCATCGCGAATCGTGATCATCGCCGGGCGCAGGCCTTGCTCGCGCCGGTCGTCCGTGTCGTGCCAGACCTCGTCCATGACGGCCTGGTGCAACGTCTTGGAGTGGCCCGAGGATGTCGACGTCGACAGGAGGCGTATCAGCGATCCCGTCTTGAATCGGATCGCCTCGTTCCCCATGCCTTCGTTGATCTCCAGGCGGGAGCCCTTCGACGACACGAGGGTTTTCAGAGGCGAGTTGCGGATGAGCGGGAACAGTTCGTCGATCCACTTGTCCCGGGCATCCTTGCCCGTCTGGGCAGTGAACGCCGAGCGCTGCGGATGACTCCACCGGCGCGACACGCAGCGGTTGATCTGCCACGACAGGAACAGCGTCGTCTTCCCGGACTGGCGGGGGATCGTCACCCGGACCTCGCGGTAGGCCGGCAGCCCCGTCCGTGGGTCGATCTCGCAGCCGACGTCGGCCACGTACCGCTGCCACGGCATGAACGGCTGGCCCAGCTTGTCAGCGATGGCCGCCAGTTCGTGCCCGAAGGACTCGCGCTCAACCCTTCGGCGGGTTGCGTACCGGGGCGGACAACTCATCGAGGAGGTCGTCCACGACGGAGGAGCCAGCGTTGCTGTCATCGGCGGTCAGGCCCCCGATCGCCTCGCGGTACTCGCGCCACATCTGCGAGTTGAACGGGTTCTGGTCCAGCGCATCCGCCATGGATCTGAGAGCTTGAACGCGCGCCTCGTCGATCTTCTCCAGGCGCCCGATCCGTCGAAGCTCACTGAGCGTGATGTCGATGGCCCGGGCATTTGAGCCCCTCACGGAGGGTGAGTGCATCCGCCGGGAGTGAGCCGCTAGCCCCGCCTGCGTCTTCGCGACAAACTCGCACTCCGGGCAGCGGACATCGCGCGTCATCGATGCGAGGCCCTGACCTGCGAGTATGTAAATCCGGGGGA